GTAAATACTCCCCGTGATAGTCTATGTGATTGTGTGTAAATTCTTTTCGGATCCATGCGTTAAAATGAGGTATGTTGCTTAATAAATAAGCCACCTATTCCTGTTCTCTGGATTCGCGAACAACTTTCGCAATCTCAGTTAAGTTAGAGTCCATATCTCGCTCGTTCTGCATTTCAGCTTCTTGTAACGTAGCCGCTACTTTTATGTCTGTTTGCTGTTCTTGTGATTCGAGTTTCTCCCTTTCAAGCTGAACTTTACGTTCAGAATCTCTATCACGCTGATTAATTTTCTCAAACTCAAGTTCCATTTGTTCTTCGAACATTTGTCTTTGCGGATCTTGTTGTTGTGCAGCCATCGCTTGCGCTAGTGCTTGTTCTTGACCTGTTATTTGTTGCGTAGCTTGAGCAGCCGCTACCGCAATCTGACTTTCCATTTCAGGTGGAAGCTGTGGCATTTGACCATCTGGTCCTGGTTGCGGTAATTGAATACCTTGCTCAGCTAGTATCTGCTCTATCTGCACTCGATACTTCAATGCGATATGTTCTTGAATGTGCGCCTGTAGTGCTGACATCGCTTGTGGATTTTGCTGTATTTGTGGACTTTGCATAAACGCCATGTGCGCTTGAATATGCGCGTCATGATTCTGTTGAGGAAAGGCTTTCAATGGAACGTTCATCAACGCATCCATATTTTCCTGAACAGGATCTTTAGGAGTTGGGTCAAAATCAGGAAGAAGCACATCATCAATATCTTTGATATTCAACGCAAGATACATCTTACGGAAGGCTTCTTTCATATTGTGAATCTGGGGTGCGCTTTGCGCCATCTGTAGTTGTGTCTGCGCTAGGATAATTCGTTGCGTAGTACTAAAGATGTTAGGATCGCAAACAGGAACAATGTCTACACTGTTATTAAAGTCTTGAGAAAAAACAGTTTGCTGTGCGCCTTGTACTTGGTACGGGTATTCAGGAGGTAAATACTCTCCGAACAATCGTTTTAAAATTCTAAACTCATTCTTCTGTGCATAATGCAATCGCTTATGTATGGAAGAAATAACTTTCTGGCCTTTTTCTAAAAGAGCGACAGTAGTGCCTACAGGAGCTTGACTATTGCCATCTCCAGTCTGCTGGTCCATTACTGCCGCAAACCGTTGTCCGGATTCAACTAATAACCCCAGCAGCTGAGCTAAAGTTGCACTAGGCTCCTTGTAAGGCAACGGTAAGAAGGAATCGCGAATAGTACCTCCAGGAGCGTCGACGTCACGCCACTCTCCTGGTTGTAATGGATCATCTGAACGCTGTATATTCAATCCGCGTGATTTAAAACCAGCCGGTAGATTAGCAAGTGTGCCTGCATCAATCAGCTGTCTTAATATTGCTGTAGCAGACTTAGTTACTCCACCAATCATATGGATTAACCCAAATCCATAGAATCCTAATCCAGGAAGGAATTTATAATGCGTAAAGTATTCAATCTTTTTACGCATGGGGTCAATCTCATCGTAGTTCTGTCTAATCGACAAAATCTCACTGTTATCTTGGCAAATAGTTACAATATACGGTAACGCTAGTCCAGTCGTTTCACCGTTCGCATCTGTGTGTTCGAATCCTTCTATGTCTAGTTCTACATGACACTCTAACAAGGTGTATTCTTCAGAAGAACCTGTTCTAGAAATCCCATCTAGTTCATCAATCTTTTCTTGTATAACATTTTCGTCTGTAGTATATCCAGGAGGTGTCATACCTACGTCGCGATAGAAACCGCTAAGCTGTAGCTTACGCATATCGTTTTCAGTCATTTTGATAACGTGCGTAATACGAGGAGTGGTGTGTAAGTCCGTGGTTGTGTACGGAACGACTAAATCTTCAGCTTTTACAAAACGAGAAACGACTCGTCCCATCGAAGGATCGTAATAACACTTTTTAAATGCAGATCCTGCTAACGGAAGGAAGAACAACATTTGATCCATTTCAGGATCGTATTCTTCCATCTTATACATTAGCTGATAATTCATGAAATCTTTTACGCGGTTAGCCTGCATCAGTTTAGGGTCGTTAGTTGCTCCCATAACCTTTGTATCTACAGGTCCATTAGCCGGTAAAAGTTCTTTGTATGCCTGTGCTTGGAAATGCGTAGTAGCTTCAGCTAGTAACGGGTGATATACCCCACTCGCGCCTTCAAACGGTTCACTACGAGCCTCGCTATCAATCCCTAACAGGTCAAGACCGTTTCTAAACGTCTCATACCAGTCTTGTCGTGAAGATAAGTCGTCTTCGTAAGAAGAAATAAGCTGTGAGGAGATTTTGCCTAGAGCACTATCCTCAAGATAGTCAGCCATGTTCTCACCGAAAGGCATTTCTCCCTCAGCTTGCAATGCTTCGGGGTAAAGAACATTATCATCCTCGTCGAAAAGGATTTCTAACTCTTCTTCGCCTTCAAGATCTTGTGGAACTTGGATTTCTGCCATAATTCGCCACCATACTCTTCTTTTTTAACTCAGTAAATCAATAATATGCACGGACTTTTGGGTAATAATCTTCTTCGTCTTGATAATCAGTTTCTAAACGCAAAAATCCACCGTTTCTAAAGCGCATTAACGCTAAAGTTGTCGCATCTACGCAATCGTCGTTCTCTCCGTTAGGAAAATCAACAATTTCATCCATTAATTCTTGTGCCCAAGACGTTTCAGGCAACCAAACTCGGCCCTCTTGGAAAATTGCACTTACCGTATTGAGTCTTGCAATCTTATCTTGTCCTTTGCTAGGAGAAAACGTGTTAATCGGTATTCCTTGTCGCCGTAATTCTTGCGTTAGCGGGATACCAGACGCTTTTGTCTCAATTATTACAGAATCAGGGTCCCAATGTTCGTATAAACGCATCGCTTCACGCTTGAGTTCGGGAAAGTCTAACCGTTCTTTAACACAATCTAACAGAATCAGGTGTGCATCAGCTCCACTATACAACTCATCACCAATTTTCCCTTCTGGATGGAAAACTCCCCACGTTGTTATTGCAGTATAGTCGGCACGTTCAGACTTTAGAAACGCTGTATCGTAACTTTGTATTAAATATTCGCAAGAAGGCGGGTTATCTTCAGGCCACTGTTTAATCCATTCCTTCGGAATAATAGAAATACCTTCACCAGTTGGCCGCTGCATGTACTGAGCTGCCCATTTAGACGGAGGTATCGAAGATTTCGTTGCTTGAAGTTCATCTAGTTTCCAGAACTCTGGCCATAACGGTGTGCCTGATGGCAAAATTGCAGGGAATTCTATTAACTCCCACTCATCGCCCCCTTTCTCCTGCGTCATTCGTTTGATTAACTTACCCGTTAAGTCCTTTTTAGACCAACGAGTCATCACAATAACGATAGCACCTCCTGGTTGTAGACGCTGACGCGGCCCAGTTTGATACCATTCGTACGCTTCGTCTAACGCTTTGTCAGAAAACGCGTCTTGTTCAGAGTGCGGATCGTCAATAATAAACAAATCCGCACCTCTCCCTGCGAGAGCACCCCCAATACCAGAGGCATAGTACTCTCCCCCCTGAGAAGTCAGCCATTTACCAGCACTTCGTGAGTCAGCCTTTAGCTGTGTACTGGGAAAAATCTCTGCATAATCATCGCTTTCAATTAAGTCACGCACACGTCTACCGAAATTTATTGCAAGGTCAGCGGTGTGTGTTGCTTCAATGATTTTTAACTTAGGACGTTTACCTAACAAGTAGGCAGGAAACAGATATGACGCAAACTCAGACTTAGTATGTCTGGGCGGCATATTGATAATTAGTCTTTTTGATTCACCGTTTGCAATCTTGTCGAAAGCCTCAGCCATTTTCTTATGGTGAGACCCTGCAATAAACTCAGGCCAGATATTTAATACAAAATCATAGAAGGTCGCTGCGGAAGAATCTCGTTTCTCGCGTAAATCCAACTCTTCAAGAAGAAGGGTAAACTCCTTAGCTTCTTGTTTTGACAGGTGCGAAAGATCAACATTTCGCAACTGGTCTAGTGGGTCGCTCACCTCGGACCGAAGACTCTAGATTCAGCTTCCTCTTCAGCAGCTCTTCTTGCAGCTCTACGAGCCGCGATTCTTTCTTTCATTCCTCTACCTAGTTTCACAGGATTTATAGGAGCTAAGTCTAATGCTTCTACTAATTTTTCCAGACCTTCAGCTTCCTTTACATCTTTTAGAGCACGTACTTGAGAAACTCCTGGAATCTGATTCGCTAATAAATCTCTAATAACCTGATTCATTGGATCTTCTACTACGTCACCGTCAGCGAGCTTTTTTGGAGCTACCGACCCTCCGTAAGCCATGCCTCGAATCTGGTCTGGTGTTGCAGGAACCATAGACATTCCAGGAGTAGACGTCATCTGGTCAGCTAGTTGCATTCCTACTCCTTGAATCTGGGGATTAGGGTCTTTCATCATCTGCATTACTTGAGGAACGCTAAAATAATAAGTGTCGTTCGGAGTTCCTATAGGACCACCACGAGCCATGCTCGCAATTCCACCTTGCTGTTGTAAAAGTTGCAAAGCTTCCTCTTCTGTAAGTGCTTGTTGAAGCATTTGATCAGCTTGCGCTTGAGCTGCAAAATCAGCTCCCTCTTGAGCTTGCTGAGTTTGATAATCCATTTGTTTTAATGCATCGTCAAGTAGAGCCGCGTCTTGCTGTCCAATCTCCTCTGCTATAATTTCCTCAACAGCAGAAATATTGGGAGCTGCACCTTCAATTAGATCTCGAAGCTGTTGATCCTCTCTAGCTTTTTTCTGGGCTTTTCTGGCTTGTTTTGAAGAATATGCTGTTGCTCCCGCAGTAGCAACTGCTCCTATTATCGCTGCCGTTATAAAGCTCATAATTGTTTTTCCTGTAATTGAACAATTAAATTTTCAACTTGTTTAATGTCAGGAGGAAGTAAGTTCACATCTTCAAACGACTTAGCGATTACTTCATCCTCAACATCGTCTATGTTTAATTTATCTGTTGCATGTACGGTAATAAAGATACATTCTGTATGAGTGTACATTGCGCGTTTAGTTCCTGCTTTTGTAATCCCTTGATAAGGAGCAGAAATACGCTCTAACCCGTCTTCTGAAAAAATCGTCATCTCACCTTTCATCAAGAAAAACGGATGGTTTTTATTATGTATTTTCGTAACGATAAACACCCCTGCAGGATTAGACATTTGTCGAATATACTGTCCGTCTGCGAAACTGTGTCTAAGTGGGTTTACCTCGTCAACGTCTTTTACTTTAGAAGGGTGTTGAACAACGGCTTGTTCGAACTGGGTAATTTTTTCTCTGAACTCTTTTTGTTTTCTTTTATATTCTACAAACTCTTGTACTTCACTAGATGTAAATTCGTGTTCCAGATCTAACGGAACAGTCTTTCTTACAACCGACAATTCGCTCATTTATAGCTCTTGCCGTAATAACCTTGTTTGTAACTTAAACCACCGCCATTAGCTTTCTTTGCAGTTTTCGCGGCTTGCCTAAAATTCTCAGCGGTGGGTGCACCTTTCTCACCTTTCCTTCGCATCCGCTCACCAGACCCTGCTGCTATACGCTTACGCTTCGCGTTAATATTTGCGTACAATCCTGGGCGACCACCCGTGGCCATCATATCGCCATCACGTCTGGCTTTACGCATTATTATTCTCTGGGCTTGTTGAGCCTTTTCTAACGCTTCATCTGAATCCATATATTCATCGCGCATTTCTTGTACTAGGTCATCGAACCCTTCGCGGCCTTCTCGGGGAAGACCTATCTGCTCATCAACTTCCCTAGACGCTTTCTGAAAATCCATAAATTCTTTATCGTCATATCGCTTAGGGTATTTTGAAGGATTCAAATCCTCCATCATTTCAAATAAACTTCCTAGACCCTTTCCTTTTCCTCCAGGACCACCAGCCATTCCAAGCATTAAAGCTAACTCAGGCCCAATTGACTCTTCCAATCCAGGAGTGTTACTTAATCGTACAGATAAACTGGACTCATCCAGCGGCCCAGACATATCTCGCATCTGTTCCATGGTCAGCGTATCTTTGTTCGTGTTTTGCAGTGCTCGCAATAACATAGGTAAGTTGTCCATGATCTCTGGACCAAGAAGCATTTCACCGCCACCGCGTAACAGGGACATCAAGCCGCCTCCGTCGTTAAGCCCAGCCTCTTCGTCGTAGATTGCTTGCATGTCTGCCATTACCATTTCACCTTATCGGCCCAATAAGCCGCTGACATTTTTCCTTTTGCGATGTTCTTTCCATGGCGAGCTTTGAAACTCTTACGCCGCGCCTTTTGTTTTGCTGACTCACCCTTCTTAGGCTTACCCGCAGTTTTGACACCCTGCTGCCCGAAACGAATGAGTTTTAATGTGTGGCCTTCCTGCGCTAATACCATATGCGATTTCTTCGGATGGCTGGGTGTACGCTTTGGTTTGTTTACACCCTTTAAATTATGCTTCTTAATTAAATTCGCTTTACGAGTTTCGTGTGCCATGTGCGAATCGTAACTGGAAAAATTTTACTACGCTAGTAGGTCAATATTCTGTCTGGTACTGGCAATCTGTACTTCTACCTTACCATTCTTGGCGATATATAACTTTGACTGCAGATTTTGTACCGCTTGTCGCCTTTCCTCGCGCTGAGTATTTTCCATCAACTTCTGATACCGCTCTTCGGCTACCTGCCGCCACGCTATTTGGTTAGCTGGTGTTGCTGCTCCTATATCCATACTTTATGCCTTATCTTTTCACTATCTTCTAAGTCTTCCCATTCAAAAAAATTTGAAGCGTCATTTTGTTGTACACGCTGAAGATTTTTTAGAAAATCTATATCGTCTGAAACGATACCATCAATGCTATCAAACCCCTTTTCGACAGCAACCATGACCCTTAACCCACCATTAAATACTTCTAGCTTCTTAAAATTACGGTTAAACCAAACTAAAATAGGGTGCTTTATCTCTTGTTCCATTAAGGAATAAAATCTAGGTTTTCTTCGCATAGTGGGTGCTGTCTTTGTAGCAACGTCTGCCCCAAATAAAAGCTCATCTAGCATGATCGGTTGAGTCTCTAGGCCATAATCTTCTTTAACCTTTAAATGGTTTTTCATCATTTAAAGATCAGTATGACCCCTCCAATTAATATAAATGCACAAAGTAACCCTATTGCTGTTACTCCCATAATCAACCATATCTGTCGAATCATTTTCTTTCGGGCAGCGGCCCTAGCTTTGATAGCTTCCATCTGTCGTTTATGAGCTGCTTTTTGTCTTGCCTTAGCCTCGTCCCAGCGTTGTAACAATGCCGGATCGTGAATCACGAGCATATCGTGGAGTGACTTCTCCCACTGATCACGTCTATGTTTTATTGATTCCAATTTCAGAAGCTCCTGCGAACTAAGGTTACTAATAACCGAATCTTTCTTCTCGCGTTCGAAAGAATCCAAGGCGTCAGAGAACCCTTGCATTAACTCAACGGCTTTAGCTGCTCCGTCGCCAACTTCGTTTAGTTTGTTAATGGCAGTGGAGATCGTGGATAGAATTGCACCGGCGGCGGCGACTGATTCGATTATCATAGTGGGGCCAATCGTAACTCCCAGATAGCATACCACGCAACAGCCTAAAAAAATTTGGCGAAAATTTTCAAGGCCGGAGTCCCAATACACATTGCGAAAAATTTTTGAGTAGGGAACCTATAGCAAAAGTACAGCGGAAAAAGAGGCTGGAATCAGGTAGTGGTGGGTGGGCGGGAGCGGGAAAGTCAATAGGGGGTATACCCCTAATTTAGCGAGCCGCCCCAATATCATATTTAGCTAGGCTAGTCAAGCACTAATTTTAGACATAAAAAAGCCCACCGAAGTGGGCTTAGTGTTAGCTAACTAGTTAGTTAACTATTTAGTTACCTTAAAGAAGGCCACAGTATCAGGCAAATCATTAGCCGCTAACCATTTAGCAGCTTGCTTACCATTCCATGCAACATTGCCTAATAACTGGCCGCCCCAAAGATGGCCCATTCTAGTGTTACTAGGGTTATTGTTGTGAGTGCTAGTGGTGTACTTAGTGGTGTATGTGTTGAAGACTTGATTAGAGTCGAAGTGGTCAACGTCTACTGTTGATTTAAAAACGTGGGAACCGTTACCAGCTTTGATAGCTTCAATCAATGAGTCAATGATAGCTAGCTGAAACCTTCTTTGAGTGACGCTAGATTTGAAAGACTTGAGGTAAGGTATGTTTTCTTCAACTAAAGTCACAGTGCCAACCCATTGAGCTAGGTTAGCGGATGATGCTTTAGGCACAGTGTTTAGAATGTCGTCAAGATCAACACCCGCTATTTCTTTCTTCTTAGTCTCAATGTTAGTTATCGCATCTTTGACTGACGGTTGATCTTCTTTCTTTAAGTTCTTATTCATTTAATGAATCCTTATTTAGTTAATTAGTTAGGCGTTATTGCCTAACTGGTTATTATAATGAGGTCTGGCGGCTAATAAGTCAAGCGATAAAGTAAATAAATAAATAAATAGTTAGTTAGTCCCGTCCCGTCTAGTCGCTTGTTAGTGGCTCCCCGTCGGCGTCCTTGTTAGCGGTCGGCGTCCGTCCGTCCGTCCATCGCTGGCCGTGGCGTCAAGTGTGGTGGGTGGGTGGGTCGCGGTCGCGCGATCCGTCAATCAATCTAAGTCGATCGATCGATCCCGAGTCCGATCGTCGATCCGTCTGTCAGTAATAAGGGTGGGTGGGAGGGTGGCGGCGGGTCTATCGCTCAACCATTATAGTCGATCGATCCGTCGATCCGTCGATCGATACATCACTCGAACCGAGTCGGTTCGTGATCTCTCCCTCGATGGTTTGGGGAACTCGTTTCGTGATGAGCTGCGTCAGTCGATCCAGGATCTGGTCCTTGCTCAGTGCGTCGATCTGTGCGGTCAAGACCTCGCGTCGATCGATGTAAAGCCCACCGACCTTCCCTCGGTGGATCTCGGCTGTGATAGCCGCGTTGATTTGGCCCTGCCCCCTCGCCTCCTCCCTCAAATCATGAAGAGCGGAAAGATGACCTTCCATAGAAACTCTATCTCTTTCTGCCTCTTTCATTTCCTGCTCTATCAGGTAATTTCGGAGAAGTGGGTTGTGATTGAGTAATACGCTGCCCTGTCTCTTAGCGGCGTTGCGGTTCTTCGTGTAACCCGCTTTCACCGCTGCTTCTGTAGCGTTTTGGCCTTTCAGATACTCTCGTGCGAACTTCTTCTGCTTAGGATTCAGCGGTTGCCACTTCTTACCATCAGGGTCGACGTAACCGTTTCCGTCATCAGCAGGTGTCATGGGAGTGTACTGTAGGTGTTTCATCCAACGCTTCCGAGGTGTTTCGATGGGTGAACTATATATTAGAATGAAAATAAAATATAAAAAACGAAATGTTTTGCTCACGCCCTCTCTTACTTATTCTCTGTTTCATTTCTAATAACTCATAGATTTTCTATTACTTTTGACACTCACCAAGATCCACTGTTCTCGAGACTTCCAACGTGATTCTATTACTTCTATTACTCTATTAGTCAATTCTGTTGAAAAAATAAAAAAAGTTTTTATTTCTAAATAGAACAATAACCGTAATAAATCGGCCATTTCCAATAGCACTTTAGTCCTTTACTATGCGCGTTTTGGTACTTTATACTATACCTTAGCCCCGCTTTTAGACGGGCGGGATTTTAGAAAGATAGAAAGGTAGAAAAATGGATCTAAAAGATATAACCATGGAAATGTTTTCCGAAAGACCTACTACGACTACTAAGTTTAGTAGGGAGTTGATTGATATTTTGGCTAACCCCGAAAATACGATTAACGAAATGAGCCCACTGCGTCCCGAGACTATGTCGTTAAAGCTGATAGATTTGGACTATCCCGCTGACGCGCCTGCTTACGGTACTAGAATAGATCACTGGGGTGAGTATATTGAAATGACTAACTCGGGCATTAAGCCACTGTATGAAATGATACCGCCTACGGAAACGGTTCCAGTTACCCAGTGGTTTGAAACTGATTACGGGGAGCCAGGAGACTGGCAGATTGTTATATGGAGCGATCCTGATACGGGTAGTACTCGAATGACGGGAATAATTGACGATACTCACTGTAATCCATATCTAGTTAAGATTATCTAAAAGATAAAAGCGAACCACGGTTCTAGATTAGCCCGCCACTGAGCGGGCTTTTTTATGCGTTGCTCCTATTCTTCATCAAAGTCTCCCCAATCCTTACGGTCGGTCGTTTCGTTGTAACCGAGATAATATTCAGCTCTCTGTTCGTCGCTCATATCTTTCTTCTCGACTCGATCCGACGCATAACTATCGCCTTTGTAATAATGAGGGTCGGGGGGCCGATGGTAATACGCATCGGCTGATCCTCGATCGTGGGGGGATCCGTGTCTTTTATTCACTAAACTTCTCCTCCAAATCCTTGACCAAGCCTCGAGGTAAGTAGTCGTGCGGGTTATCGTAACCCTTATCAACGTCTTTGGTGAAGATCGACTCGCCTCTTAGTTTGATGTCGAAGATCATATAATTATGAATCCCCCAATGGTCGCACTCGACCTCGTACCCTTTATCCTGAATAAAGTCGGCTACGATATCGGTTCCGTTCCAACCGTCACCGTCCCCGAATCCGAACTTGTCGAACGCTTCTTCCCATTCCCATTCGATTTCTTCTCTAGGCATGTTCTTCCTCCCTATAAGGTGATTCTGAATAACATTCCCACAGCACATCGTTTAGGTTTTCGTACATGTGTTTGTCAATCGTGTGGTTTTCTCCGCTTCTCAGCAGCACCCAGTAACTGTGTTCCATCAACCCTAGAAACCCGTAATCCATATGAATTAATAAAGCTCCTGCAAGGTGGTCAATCTTAGTGTTGTACTGAGCCCAAGACTCGAACATTTCTTCTGGGTCTGCGATCTTGTTGTAAAACCGTTCTTCGGCTAGTTTGAACAAGTGGTTGTAATCCACTATATCTCTTAGTTCTTCATCCATTGCTTTCTCCTTTCTATCCTGAATAAGGTGTATCGTACCAACGTGTTGGTTCATAGTATGTGGCGGGACCGTTCGTCCACACGTCGAATTTATAATACATTCCTGGATATTCTTCTCCTCGTGGGTCGTGCCAGTGGAATGTAACTACTTCGATAAAGCCGAAGTTTTTGTGATCAACATCTGTAATGTTTTCGTGATTAGCTAAATCAACCACAAACTCTTCTATGGTCGGGCTTAGTTCGTGTGCGTTAAGATTGCCAATCTCTTTTTCTTTAGGTCTTTCAATAACCCCCCAATCTTCAGGGTCACTCAACACCCAGAACTCGTCATTCAAATAATGTTCGATAAGTTCTGGTCCCTCTACAGAGAGTGGTTCATATTCATTTTTCATTTCTTTCTTCCTTTCTATCTTTCTAAGTAATCCCGCCTACGGGCGCGGGGCGTATTTTAATTATAAAAAGCGACTACCCGAAAGTAAAGCACTAAACGACGAGTCCCAACAGCTGTATTATGAGTACCTGTAGTTATTGGTCTTTCGGTGTTAATACCAGTCGCTCCTTGTCGAATCCTGGTCGTCTACTAGACAGTCCGAATAACTTTTTCTTCTCACTCAGCGCACGTTCTGTACTGGCTCCTGCTGGAATCTTTTCGATCGAGCCTCCTTTCTTGAGGAACTCTTCGACTTGTTTATTTATCTCCTCGCTATCCATTTTTACCTCTTTAGTTATCGAGTAGAACTGGTTTCTAGTGTAGTAGTCGGAGCGATTCACGTCAAATTCAAGAGTAGCAAACGCACCGTAAGACTACTCCCCGATGCAGACGCACTTCATCGCTCCTTTTTCTCCTTGACCAACATACTGCGATGGTCAGGTGGCGAGAACGGCTATGAATAAACCGCAGGAATCTCCAACAGACGCTACTACTCGCCAGCTTCAATGATGCATCGATCCTTCTTTATGCCCTTAGCCTCGCTGGTATCACCACCGAGTAATTGCAATCGTCACAACACTGTCCTTCTGCCACGGGTCTAGCATTATGCCCGTGAGTCCAGAAAATGTCACCTTCCGGAGTACGTTGGGGTTCGATCGCTTCTTTACAGATTACACAGTTTTCCAGTTTTACTGGTTCCAGGAATCTTCCGTTAGGGTCTTCTTCCATATTATCTTCCTATGAATTTAATGTCTGAGTTTGGAATAACCTGATACGCGCCTTTGTTGTACGCAGGTGCAATCGTCGCATTCGCAAGCGGTCGTGATTCGACTTTCCCCGTAGCATGAGTCGTAGGCTCACGCGAAGGGTAGTCGGCTCGTGACTGCCACTCAGGTTGTGGTTTACGTTGCAGTGGCCGGAATGGTGGTTCCGGCCTTTTTCTGTTTGGGAGCATCTTGTATCTACTTGGCACGCTGTTCCTCTACAAACTTATCTGCATCTTTCATGAACTCGTCAGCTAGGTTCTTCATATTCTCAACGTCTTCTAGCAAACTGGTCTCAGGCTCGTGGTCGAAGATACTCTTGTCTTGAGTATCGTAAGTACTGTCGAACACACCTGACTGCTGCAGCTTCTCGTTGAACCCTATGTAGTAAGCACTGAACTGGTCACGGTTATGTTCATTAGTGTCTATAGACTTCGCGTAAAGCCAGTCGCTAAAGTGTTTAAGACGGTCGACTATCGAACCGCCGATCTTGTACTCTCGTACAAGCGACATACCCTTGTTGTCAGGCAGGATATCGGCAGGCGATACAATACTGTAGAACACGGCTTCCATGTACATACCTGACATGATGTGCTGGAACTCTTCCTGATCTTTCGATAGGATGTAACTGCTTACTGCTTCGAATGCGTGTCTACCGTAGTCGCACATCGCACTGGTGTGGTGTGTCGAAAAGTTACACGCTTCTAGGTAATAAGGTCGCAGGATGCGATCCTTAAACTCACTTGCAAGAAATGTTTTCATACTTTCTCCTTTCTCGTTGTAGTCTGCGGCCCGTAGGCCGCGCCAATTTATACTTTACTTAGGGACTACCCGAAAGTAAAGCACTAAGCCGAGACCGTGGGGTCATCGTCAAAGTCTAAAATTTCTTTTACTAAATCTTCTATATCGTCGCGTACTTTGTGCGACCATGTAGGCATCGTCACGTTTTGTAGGTCGGCAAAGAACACAGAGTTTGCTATTTCTGCGATAAATATGTTAACCACTCGTTGTTTGAGACGATCTTCGTTCTCAACGATGTAATCACGAATCGCCTGTTCTGTTCTCTTCATTGAGTTCTCCATGCCCCTAGATAAAACTGGCCATTATCTTCATCTTGTCTTAGCCGAGTGGCTAATTTTTTGTGTCTGACGTCTTTCGAATTAGGGCGACGCTTGTGGTGCACCATACATCGAATAACTTTCGCTCTCATTTTTTCCGCAACTTTACGGCTGGTATACGGTCCCATTTCAAACGAGTCACCAACCTCTAATTGTTCAACAGCGATTCGTAATTTAGACTTGCTGCGTCCTGGAGGAAGCGATCCTCCCTCACGTGAGTTTGGAATCGGTACATTCTTTCTAATTTCTATATCCATATTTCCCCTGCATTGGAATTGATAGGCCCGTCTTCGACCACACGGACGGGTACGTGCTAACAAAGCTAAGGTGTAGCTTCGGTCTAATACATTGTCTCCGCGTCTACTACTATCCGTCGGTGCAAGTTCGGTGGGATCTCAGGAAGTTTCCTGGTTAATAACATGAACCATCCGCACTTGTCACACTGTACCGCGTTGTACTTCTCTTCATCAGGTCTATCAAAACTAAACCACTCTCCGCATTTCTGGTCAGGACATATTGTTGCGTCGCCATCCATTAATTCATAAAGTATGTCTAGCTCCTCGCCTTCTGCGTCGTAAAAATCATTGAACGTACTCTGTAGAAATTCTCCGTCTGACTCGAAGGAGTTTCTATAGTCTGTGCTGTACCTTCTTTTTGTTCCGTTGTACTCGACTATGGTATCGAGCGAACCGTCATCAACTATTCTTGCTTTCATAGTCGACCTGCTATTGGAGTTCCTAACACTTCATCACGTCTCCAATATCCTGTTCTTAGGTAAGACTCTACGTCTGCCCAGTATTTTTTCATGTCGGGATCTGTTGTTCTGTTTCCCGCTTCCTTGACCGATTTAATTCGGTAACTTGTACTCTTTCTCATACTTTTCTCCGAAAACTTGGGAGGCCGAAGCCTCCCGTTTAGTCTATACAAGCTCTATGAGCCCCTCTGCCAACAAGTCTTTTGTGTACTCGTTAGCAATACGCTTCTTCTGTTTCTCGGGGTTTTTGGTACGGGCCATATCTAAGTGACCCTCCTCAACCGCGAGATCAACAAGTTGCGATATAGGAAATGATTGTCTATCAAATTCCTTGCTTTCGATATCCTCTAAGGCATTCCCCAAGCCACGAAACTGTGGGGTTTTCTTATCGACATCTTTTATAGACTTAGTTGTCTTCTTGTACAACTTCCTCGCTCTGCCACGAGTAGATGCCTCAGGTAGAGGCACACTCACAACAGGTGCGGGTGTTTTCGATACTGTCTTAACGACAGTAGGTTTCTTCGTCGTAGCTTTCGCTACCTTCTTTGCTAAGGCCATATGGGTTCTCCTTTCTATCAGCCATTCTTCTTTCTGCCTACTAAGTAGGAACAACTAGCGTAACGCAGGACGTTACGAAAGTAAAGCACTAAGAACACTAGTGCCTATTCTTTAGATCAGGGTCTTGGTTAACGTAAGCACTTGTTGGTTCACCTGTGTCGAAAAACTCTCCTGTCTCAGGCGCAAGTGTATTTTCTGCTACTAGTGCCAGAAGATCTGACGTTCGTTTTTCAAGAACCTTCAACTGTTCACAGTAGTGATCTAATCGCTCTGCCGTAGTCCCAAGCTCTACAGCCATCGCCATAAGCTCGCCGATTACGTCAATTTCATCTTTATTATCGGTCATTCGATCCTCCATATCCTAACCCCACTCACTTCATTCTCGAGCTTAACACGCGCCGTGAATTTCCATTCGGGGGTTTGTTTTTTAGAAAATCCTCTAAACGACTGGTCTAAACGATTCTTGAGCTTTTTAGCATTATCGTCAGGGTTGTCGTCAGGTATGAAAAATTTCGAAGCGTAAACTTTTTTGCCTTTCTCTTCTCTCGGAGCATCAAATTTTTCCCAAGGAACTTGGGTTTTACCTCTGATGTCTGTGGGAATATCGTGGCTATAATCTAGCTCGAAGTCGTCGTCACTCATTCGCATCTCCTGTCTGATTGAACTCTTCGAGAGACAGTTCGTCACAAAATCGGACTACATCCTCGGATAGTTCGCACTCTTGTAGTTTCATCTTTATAGCTACGTTGCGAGAAAGGTCTCGACCAAGGTTCTGTAGCTCTTCAAACTCTGAGAGTGGGTTGTCTAGCAGATCAGGATCTGCTAGTTGGTTGAGACACCACCAGACCTTGCTGATGGTGTCTCCGTCTACAACAATTGCGTTCTTTAACTTCTGAACTCTTCCCACTACGCTGCCCTCGCGTATTCAAGAGCCAAGTTCAACGCTTTCGTTTTGCGGTTAGAAGCATCTCCGAACATCGCGTTGTATACTTTATTGTCGCCACCGCGCTGGTGATCTTCAATAAATGTAACCGCGTTTAGTGCGCCCCACCAAGTGCCCTTGGCAGATTTCAGTTGCGCTCCAGGAGATTCTTCAAGTGAACGTCGAGTTAGTTCAGCGTATTTACTAAACTGTTCGCGTAAGAGGATAGGCTCACCAATCTTCTTGCCTTCTTCTCTGAGCCGTTGTTGCTCAGCGTACTCTTTGTACAATGTAGGCTGCTGTAGTTTAGTGATGAACTCAAGTACCTGACCTTCCGTAGCTTTCTTGGTAGAAAGAAACTTCACAGCATCTTTAAACTCGGTACGCATATCTTGTATAACGCCCATCGTTTTAAGAGCTTCGGCCTCTCGTACTTCGTCAAATACAGAACGGTGTGACATACGAAACTCGTTTTGTGCTTGGCTACGCATTGCCATCTGCAATGTGTTGTTGCACACAACACGAACTTCCGTTCCTCGTATGTTCATGGAATGTCCTGGTTGGTGCGGTTGATGAAACAGTACAAAACTGTTCATTTCATCGCCGCCGGTAAGTTCGTACGCGTCATTAATACGCGCAAGACCCCATATGCTCTGGCCGTTCTTTAAGCTACCCGCCGTTTCCATAGT